ATCATTAGGTGGTGATTACGGTAGATCGGACTTTTATTTTGATGGTCAAATCTCCAACTTCAAACTTTACAACGTCGCCCTCGAACCCTCGGAGGTTCGTAAACTCTACAACTTGGGCCGAACCGGGCGGTCCATGGTCATCAGCGACACGGCCGTCGGGATCGGGAAAGTCCCTGAAGCCCAGTTGGACGTGCGGGGAAACATCAATTCTGATGGTATAATGACCAATAAAAACTATATGTTTTGGGCCACTGGACCCACAACAGTAAATCTTCAGAATGACCATCCAACGACGTCTATAAAAGCAGATTTCAGTCGTTTAGAATTTGATCTAGGTGGTGGATTTGATACGAGTACTAAGACATATACCATACCGTGTTCGGGATATTGGGAATTTGATTATTGTTTATTGGCAAGAAACCGAGCTACAGGTAGCCAATACGTGATGGGAACATGGTACATAAATGGAGCTACATATGATCGTCGGACGTTTGTGTATTTTACTGGTCAGGGGGGTGGATCTCAAGAATCCAACCTTATTGGTAAAATTGTAGGGTATTGGCCTGCCGGTACTACGGTAGCGGTTCGTATTAGCCAAAATACAGCTAACACGGATGTATACATGTATTACGTTTACTCATCCTTTTACGGAAAATTGTTACATTAAAATATCCATTTAATATAGATGGCAGAATTTGCACTTATAGACCTTACAATAGATCAAACATGGAAGATTCTCCGCGAAGAACGCAACAGACGCCTCACCGAGGTGGATTGGGTTTTCTCGACAGATTACCACATTTCGAGTGAGGAGAGAGGTGTGTGGGTCGCGTATCGTCAGGCACTTAGGGACCTCCCCTCCACAACCGAGGACCCCACAAAACCCATGTGGCCCACGAAGCCACCGACACCCAAGGGAACCACCCTAGATGTCAATCTCAAGAATATCAAAGATAGGGAACTCTCAGAAAAGTCTCAAATCACTCTCCTTCAAAATGTGGTCTACTCACTGACGAAAAGAATTGAGGCTCTCGAGAATGCTTAAAAATAAAGTCTCACTATATTATAAAATGTCTGGTGGTATCGCCCAACTTGTAGCTGTCGGTGCTCAGGATGCTCACCTCGTGGGTGCTCCCGAAGTCAGCTTCTTCCGCTCCACATACAAACGTCACACCAATTTTTCCCAAACTGTAGAACGTCAGGTCATCCAAGGTAACGTCAGTAACGGTGGTATGTCCACTATTCGCTTCGAGCGCAAGGGTGATCTCCTCAACTACGTCTACCTGGCCCCCCACGACTCGACCGGCCCCGATACAGAGCCCATCCCCGACTGGACCGCCCTGATTTCCAAGGTTGAGCTCCTCATTGGTGGTCAGGTGGTGGACACCCAGGATTCCACCTACTCCACCCTCATCGCCCCCACCCTCTCTGCCACATCGTACTCCAAGTCTGTGGCGGCCGGTCTCTACGACGGTGCGGGAACTGCGAAGTTCTACCCCCTCCGCTTCTCCTTCTGTGAGAACTGGCAGTCGGCTCTCCCCCTTGTGGCTCTCCAGTATCACGATGTTGAGATTCGTATCACTTGGGGCACCTCCGCGGCCTCCCACTCGTGGAATGTCTACGCGAACTACGCCTACCTCGACACGGATGAGCGCACTATGTTCTCCACCGGTTCCCAGAACATGCTCATGACTCAGGTTCAGAAGAGCATCGGCTCCAAGTCTAAGATTCAGGAGCTTAACTTCAACCACCCCATCAAGTATTTGGCGGCTGGTAAGAGCAGCGCCATTGGTGTCCTCAACAAGGCGAACAAGCTGAAGCTCCAGATTAACGGCACTGATATTGCGGACTACAAGTTCGCGGATCCCCACTTCACGTCGGTCCCTCTCTACTACCACACAACCAACTCCAGTGTGAAGGGTGACCAGCTTTTATTCATCCCCTTCTGTCTGGACGCTGCGAAGCTCCAGCCCACCGGCACCTTGAACTTCAGCCGGCTCGACTCGGCTCGGATCCAGTCCACCGCCCAGGACTTTATCGAGGATCTTTACGCCGTAAACTACAACGTCCTCCGTATCGAGAATGGTATGGGTGGCTTATTATATTCTAACTAAATAGTAATAGTAACAATGTTTTGGAAGATTGTTTTCCTCCTATCCATCGTTTTTGTATTGACGTACGACCCAAAGTCCAGGACAATTGAAAAGTTTGTCGGTCAGCCCACACCACCGACCAACAAGTCCTGCCAACCTACGCATTACCAAGCCGTTCAGTTCGCTACCAGCCCATACCAGTGTCCAAATGACGATACGACCTCGATGGGCGTTTTAACTTAAAAACAAAACTCGTTTATAAAAGTATAATGATTCCCATTGATCGTGAAACCATGACTATCATCGCTACCATCGTCTGCATCGCCGGTGTTATCTTCTTGTTCAAGGAGCTCAACAAGGCCAAGCAGGATGTTGACGAGCTCAAAGTTTTTTCGGCCCACGTAGTCCGTCATCTTTCCCAGCCCAGCCGTGCTCAGATGGAAAAGGCCAAGAAGGAGGCACTTGAGGAGGAAGTGTCGGAGGAGGTAAAAACTGAGGAATAAACATATCAACATATTATAGCTTGCGAATGCGCAATGAAAAAACACAAAGCGATTGCGATACCGGTTAGTTTTAATGGTGATCAACCAAGATTTCTGACCGTGAGAGATTGGAGGTTTAAGGACTGGATTTTTGTGACAGGGGGGTGTCGACGTAGAGAAATCGCAAATCCAATCCGATGCGCCTTACGAGAATTGGAGGAAGAGACGAGGGGTGTGGTGTCTCTGAAAAACGTAGAATATACAGACTTTAAATTTACGGTTCAAGAAAGTCCCACGGTTGATCTAGAATATAACGTGTTTGTATTTTTCGTTGACTATAACCGTGCCGAGCAGCACAACCAGGTCAAGAAATTTTACGAAGAGAAAGCGAAAATGAATTTGAAAAAACTCCATAACCAACCCATCAGAAAGACACACGATGAAAACGATTACATGAGTTATGACACTTTACCAGAGTTTAATTCACGTAAGCGTTGGAAGTTAATTATCGACAACGTCATTAAAAACCCTGAGTTCTACAACTGTGTTCAATCACAAGATAGAAAAAAGTTTTCTATAAAATAATGAAGTCCAAGGCTTTCATTTTGAGGCAGATTTCTGAACTTCTTGAAAAGAACAGGGGATTGTGTGACATTGAAATTCAGGAGTGGATAAAGGAAAATGAGAATATGACAGTCTATGAACTTTTAACCTTTAAGAAGGAATTGTCGAAAACGAAAGAATATCAAGATGTCTCATGTATGAGATGGTTTAGAGATGAGGATCCTTAATTACATATGTTTAAAAGCTGGTGTACTCAAAACGGCTTTTTGAAAAAAGTCCCCAATCCATCACACGTGCTCCTAGACGGTGGTTGCCTGTCTGTGCCGTTTGATAGATTGAATGAATTTTATGACAAATACGTAGAAGCTGTAAAGGCGAATGAGAAGCTGTTTGTAGTGGAGCAGAAAACAACCACCTACAACTTCTTTGTGGACATCGACTACAAAGATGACGACAGTCTCGGTATTGACATGATTGAAGACATTTGTGAAGTGATCTGTAAGTGTGTAAAAAAGTTTGGTGGGAAGGAGTGTATCATCTCAGTGGCCAAACCCAAAAAGTCTGGAACTAAGATCAAGACTGGGGTGCATCTGAACTGGCCAGACTTTGTCGTCAATCAAGAGATTGCTGTGTATTTGAGAGATTACATCATCTCCGATCTTTTCAGTTTCAATAGAGATGTTCCATGGGACACTATTATTGACTCATCAGTGTATGGAAATCCTGACAGGAAAACAAAGGGTAGTGGATTCCGTATGCCATGGTCACACAAAATGAGTAAGGGTGTCATCGAGGGAATGTATCTACCACTTTTCAGATATACGTGGCCACTATCAACTCTTGCGAGAATTGAACCAAATCCAGACATATCTATTTTGAGAGCATCCGCTATCAGGACAGACAAAGAGGTCACCATTTCCATTGACTTGGCAAAAACCAAGCGAAAAGAGGGTTCCTTCACTGCTGAGCAAATGAAAAATGAAGTCTATGACGCGAAGTTGCGAAACTTGCTGGAGACATTCATCCGTAAAAACATGACAGGTCAGGGTGAAGCGTACATCACAAAGATATTCAATTCGAAGAATACCTTTTTAGTGTCGAGCACGTCAAGGTGGTGTGAAAATACACAAAGGAAACATAATTCCAATCATGTATGGTTTTTGATTAACGGTAAGCAGATTTTACAGAAATGTTTCTGCACGTGCCCCACCCTAGATGGGCGAAAGGATGGATTTTGTAAAGATTTTATTGGACGAAGACATGAGCTTCCCAATGAAATTACATCTATCCTCTACCCAGACAAAGAGGAACTTAAAAAGTGTAAAGAGGTTGTAAAGTATGTTGACAAACCACTTCCCAATATCAGAACACATGTGGAGTTTTTCCTAAACAAGTGGATGAAGGTTGACAAAGACACAAAGATTATCGACATCAAACGTCAGAAGGGTGGACTACTACTGACCACAACCTCGAGATTCTGTGAAACGACCTCATCGAGTCACGACCAGATGATGGCATACACCATAAAAAAGAATGAGATCAAACAGTCATGTCCTACATGTAAAAAATGTGCAGCACGAACTCACAAACTCACCCCTAACATTATTAAACTACTTAAACAATAATCACCTAATGAAGGTAAATGACGATCACCAGGTCCGGTAGAGCGATTAAGAAACCTACAGTTTTCGTCCCTACGGAAACAGTCTTGGATGATGACTATTGCACAGATGATTACGACGACACAGATATCGATTCCGATCTCGACACGGATGAGGAGTGCTATTCTGATGAAAGTGAAGACGATTACGACGACGATGCAGATGAGAATGGAAACCTAAAAGATTTTGTCGTGGAGGACGAGGATGAAAGTGAGTCAGAAGACGCTTAAAAAAAAGACAAACTACTGTAGTAATGGAAAGTGATATCGGTAATCCCATAGAATACAACCCTGATATAGATCCTCTAGTCCAGGAAGAGAATGAAAAAAATAGTCAACAAATGCCCAATGAGCAACAGTATTATTTTCAACCTCAAGAGATGAACTATCAATACCAACACCCTCCACAAGACAGGGAGACGGTCGATTTATTTAAAAATGTAGACAAGTCTACGTGGATCATCGCCTTTGCGGTGTTCCTTCTAGGCTTTTTCATGGGTAAAACCATGCAACCTGTCATACTCCGGTATGCCTAAGCTTCCACGATTTCTTTGAGATGTGGAGATCCACTCAACCAGCTGTCTTCTGGGATCGTGGAGTAGGGAACGAACGAACCCATATCACCTTTTTCGAAGACACTTCCATAGCTATCCAACCCAGTATCCTCAACAAATCCAACTGTCGAAGATACTTCCTCCGTCTCCGTCTCCGCTTCTTTCTCTTCCTTTTCCTTTTTGTTTTTTAAATTGTAAGGAGTTTTAAAAAACAAAATAAAGAAGGCTCCGACCATGAGTATAGTCAGAATAATTCCTAACATTGTTTATTATTATAAGTGTAGAATATTTATTCATTTACGCTGAGGAAGCCTCCTCACCTTCTTCCTCTGTGATCTCCTCGAGTTTGGCCTCGGTAGAGTTTTCCGCCTCACGCAACTTGCGTCGCTCCTCCATTTCCTTCGCCACGATGGAGTCAGCTTCCTTGACAAGTTCTTCCATGGGAGTATCCGGCTTCTCCTTCTTGAGACGCTCGAGCACCTCAGCAGGGTGAGAGATTGGAGCTTCGTCGGGCTTGGTATAGAACTTAGAGTTGTCATCACCCGGTGTGAAATGATTCTTGTTACTCATCATCGCGTCCTTACGTTCCTGGAACATACGAGCCGCCTGAGACTGGTTCTCCTTGTATCCACTCATGATTTCTTCAAGCTTTTCGTTCGTATAGTGGACGTCATCGATGGCGGTGGGATCGGGGGGAATCAATAGCCACTTATACATATCTACCACGTAGATGTCAAAGGTGGGATCCTCTTTCTGAAGGCGCTTAGCGTGATGAGCGGCTTCGTCACGGTTGGCGAACGCACCACGAATCTTGATACCGAACTTGTCATTTTTTTGGGGAGCCTCGGGACCGACGATGGAAAGGCACGCGAAGAGCTGACCAGGGACAGTCGTGTAATCTTGGGTGAGAGACATTATAATCATTGATGCGTTCAAAACTTTAAGTTCTTTATACTTAAGTCAAACTCTTAAAGGAAAAGATCTATACATAACCATGGAAGAAATTCGCAAGAACCACAACGAGGCCAAGCGTTCCTTGATACAGTCCGTCACCAAGGAGGGGCACAGTATTTTGGATGTCGGTTGTGGGTTCGGTGGTGATCTTCAAAAATGGCACAGGTGTGGTGCGAATATAAACATGTGTGACCCAGAACCGAGTGCTTTAGTTGAGGCCAGGTCTCGAGCCAAAAACATGCACATGAGAGTAAACTTCTATGAGGGTGACATACACAACTGTCCGAATAGAAAACATGACATCGTTTGCTTCAATTTTTCACTTCACTACATCTTCGCCACGAAGGAACTATTCTTTAGCTCGATACGTGAAATCAAAAAAAGGATAAAACAGGATGGAAAATTGATAGGTATCATTCCAGACTCTGAGCAGATTATTTTCAAAACACCTTATCTAGACGGATCTGGAAACTTTTTCAAAATGAAAGATCATGGAAATGGGGGATTTGGGGAAAAGTTATTCGTAAACCTGGTCGACACACCGTTTTACGCAGATGGCCCGAAATCAGAACCTGTCGCGTATAAGGACTTACTCGTGACACACCTAGAGGAGATTGGATTCAAGTTACTCAGTTGGGAGAATCTAGGTGGCAACCCGATATCAAAGCTGTATAGTAAATTTATCTTTGTATATAAAAGATGAATATACCCCTGATCACTTTACTTGTGGCAGCGGTTTTCTTTTTTTACAAGGCGGAGAGACCAGAGAAATTGAGAATAGTAAATGAAAAGTACAGAACACTCAGGGAACACCTCAGAGAGACGAACAATGAAAAGTTTCGTGCGCTCGTGCATCACATCCCCATCACTGGAAAACTCTGGATGAAGGACAGTGTTGGGACAAATACGAACAAGGGTGGAGAAATTGTAGTGTGTTTGGATGGTGAACCTAACGAGATTTTCCATGTTCTCATCCATGAGTTGGCACACTGCACAGTCGAAGAGTATTCACATTCACCAGGGTTTTGGGATAATTATGAGGAGTTGAGAAACATTTGCATAGATTTGGGAATATACGAGAAAGTCACAGAGAAGAAAGATTTCTGTGGTCAGCATGTCCAGGACAAATAATCTCAGTTAAGTTTAATGAAGACACCTCTTTCTGTCCTTGCTACAGCCATAGCTTACTGGGCTGCCTTGTACATCGTTCTAGTCATCCCCCAATTTTCTAAGAGCTACGTCATCAATCTTTTCTGGATGACGTTGATCGCACCTAACTTCATGCGACTCGCTATAGGTAAAATCCCCCAACTCGCTGTGGATCGCGGCTTTTTCCTGGTCTCTACACTCATCGGGTTCATTCTCACATACCTCATCAACCAGGTATCCCCTGATACACGGGAGGCTATGAAGAACAACAGGGCGTCTAATGATAAGAAACTGAAACTTGGTGTCTTATTATTAGGGACATTTGCCTTTGGAGCTTTAGTTGCGTATTTTGCTGGAATGGATAAATCCATCTACAGTAACATGGGTTGGGAATCTAACACTAAGAACAACCTGTCGCCTAATTTTTAATGACGTAATCCTTCAGTAAGAAGAAAACGACAGCCGCCACAGCACCAGTGGAGGCAAGACCGACCAAACTTCTACCCCCTTGTTCGTTAAGGAACTTGGGGATAGAGGTCGCGAGACGATCTTGGATAGGTTTGCTCACAGAAATGGCAGCGCAGACACCCGCTACGAGGGCGGTGAGCTGGTCATCTGTTAGGTTGAAGGGGTTCTTGCTCGCGGGCTTTTCAGGTTGCACCTGATAGGCACCCTGGGGGTTGGGAGCTGTCATGTGAGGCATGGCGCCCTGCATTCTGGGTTCCTCTGTCATCATAGGGGGCTCCATCATAATATCGTTAATGGGAGTAGAATCCATCGTCTCTTTATGTTCACTCACATTTTTTTCAGGTTGAATATACGCTTCATTCTGCCTGAAAGCAGTGGTTTGATTATTATTCAGGGGCACCATTCCATCTCCATTATCGGCGAGATTCATGGTGATAACGTTTTCGGTCGCCATTTAATATACCCATATGTTTTAGAATAAAAATAAAATACGCAATCATTTTGTCTTGGTAATTTTGAGATTTGTCTTACGTGTCGCCTTCTTCGCGTCGTCTTCCTTTAAATCACCATGTCTTGGGTTATACATCTTCTTGTGAAGTCTCCAAAGGTCCGAGCTCCCCACCCTGAAGTTTTTCCTTAATGTTGCCTTGTACCAAAACACACAGTCCTGTATCTTGTTACTTTTCACCGTGTTGTCCAATACGAGACATTCATAGTTCTCGGTGCAGGCGTCCATTACTTTACAGAACATATCAAACGATGGAAAGATGCCAAAGAAGGATTTATAGAGTTTCTCTCTATTCTGGATGATGTTTTCCCTGAGAATAAAGACGTAATCGACATTGGCGCGGAGGGCTGGAGGTAAATCCATCACGTACTGCATGGTCAACATGAAGAAGATCTTCCAGTGACGCCCATTCATAAAGCATTGACGAATGCAGGTGTCTTTGAGTAATTTGGAGTCATACATGCAGTCATCGAGTAACATAAAAGCCCCACAATTCTTTTTACCAGCACCGACAAGTTTACGCTGTCGGCTCATGACTCTTTCAATCGCGTCTCTGTCATAGTCACCATAGACGAATAGATCTGGAATAAACTCTGAATAGAAGTGGTTACCTTCTTCTGTTCCAGAGAGGACTATGCCAGCGGGGAGGTGCTTCTTATGGAACATGATATCCTTCACGAGCGTAGACTTACCAGTATTACGCTTGCCTATAAACACACAGACACGATCATCTGTCATCGTTTCCGGCTTGAATTTCCTCAACTGGAGATTCATTCTAGTATTAATCTGGGTTTTATTAACCCTTTTTTAACTCATCCTGAGAAACGTTATATTCTGGATAAAACAATCTTAACACACTGTAAATGTTTATGCAAACAGGTTTTGTCGGAAATACAGACGATACAGCGAATGAATATATCAACACCATGATTGATATTCTTTTACCTGTTATGGAACAGGGTATGTTATATGCCGGGGATTACGCCAAGGGTTGCGGACGAGACATCATTCTTCCAGAGGATGTCGAATACGCGATCAAATACTGTGCGATGTGTCGTGTTGGACAAATTGTTGGTAGCACCATGCCAGAGATTTACGATGCGTCCGAATCAGATTCAGACGAATCTTCTGTGGAAGACGTGCCTCCAGAAGAGTGCCCCGAGTTTGTCAGGTATTCAGGAGAGGACGCTTTACTAAACCAAATCAATCAGGCGCGCGACAGATGGGACACTTGGATTCCACAAAGTCCGGCAGAAGAGATGTTAAAAAATGCTATTAATAATAATGAGCATCTCGGAGCCTGAGCCATGGTCGTTCAACGGTGAAGACCAATTCAAGAAGTATGAATCAGAAGAAAGCTCGACGGATGAATCAGATGACGAAGAAATTTTTTCAAAAAAGATCAAAGGTAAGAAGTTCAAAAAATTGGTTGAAAAAGAGAAACTTTCTTTCGAATAATTTTTTTCCCAACGTAATATATAACACCATGTCCGCTGCTATCCAAACGGTAAACCTCGTTTCCCAAGAGCTCCAGACCCAGACCCTCAACTCCATCGTCGCGGGTTTCTCCTTCGCCGCGGCGATGTCCTGGATGGACTTTGTTCGCTGGTCGATCACCCAGATTGTTAAGGTTCCCAAGAACGGTGGCTCTCAGTATGTCCTCACCGCTCTCCTTACCACCCTTCTTTCCGTCGTGATCTTCCTCATCGTGACTGCCGTCAACGGTCGTGTCTCCAAGCCCGCTCAGCCCGTCTACGCGATTACCCGCTAAGCGGCTCGCCTCTTACCCATAGATAGTATTAACAGGATACCTGTGAAAATGATCAGGGTAATATAGATGAACTCAATTTTCCATTCATAAAGATTCTTCTTTTCAGGAATGCTTATGCTTGGCACCTTTTCCTTTTCCCCCTCCACTGGTTCTTCTTTCATTGGAGTGAGATTCTCTAACTTGTCCGTGGAACATGTAATTTCAAACTTTAAAACATGATCTTGATTTCTAAAATCATAAGGTATCAGACGTCCATGACTCATGTAAAAGAATTCAATTCGTAAGTCATTTATGGATTTAAGAGAGCCAGAATGAAACTCATGTGTCACTTTATCATCGGTGCCACTGACGTTCACAAAGTCGGTTCCATCCAGGAGAATATGACCCGTGTAATACGGTGTTTGACCCGACGATGGTAGACTTTGATTTAACTGCTCAGATCCAGAAGAGATGCGCATCACCAAAGTGTTGGGTCCACTCAAATTTGCCGCCCCAAAATCCGAGCCGGGCATGGCCACATCTAGAGCTGGAAGTCCTAAAATCTGATGCATTGTCGTTTGAGTCGCGCTCGTGTCATCGTATCCACGGCTTCCGGTTTTAAATTTGAAAATTATTTGGCTGATAGCAGACCCTCCCGAGTGTGTGGGTGTGCCCATTGCGAATCTGTTATTCGTAGGATCGTAAGTCATGTTGAAATTGAAATTCCCTACACTCGCGAATCCAGCTGCGAGCTGGGTTCCGTCGTAGTTCCCTTGATTATATGTTATGCCATGTTGGGTGGAGTTGTTCATGGGATCTGAATATATGACTTCAAAATCAAACGCTTGATTGGTTCCACAAATCAAAAGTTGTGGTGTAGGGATCCGCGCACTCACCAATTTAATCTGTGACACGTCATAAATAGGCGTTTCAAGGTTGATGACGTAATCATTTGGGTTCGCATACAAGGAGGCGTCCCTCTGACCACTATCGATAGTCAACTGATGAACCTTCATTAAAATATAGGCACAATATTTTAATGAGTGTTTTTGTTTACATGTAAATACTTTACTGGTAAAACTGATGCGCGAGGGGGTTGTTCTGAAGCTGTCTCTTGGCAATTTCCAAATTATTCACATGGGGGTTACCCTGTCCCTTGTAGGCGTTGAACTGATGGTAAGGTTTTTGTTGATAGTTTTGAGTCCACCCACCGTTCGCGGCGTTGATACGACCGTCTATGCGACTGGTGTCACTACGGACAGCTGTGACTGTGCCACCCTGCTTCAGAGCACTCTCACGAACATTCATGCGACCGGGGTTACCCATGCGGTTGGGCTTGCCACGCTTATCTTCGGGGCGGTAACCATTCTTCATGAGCTGCTCGTTATTCTTCATATTCATCTGAGCAGCGGCAGTGTTCGTGTAGCCACCCTTAAAGTTGGAAATCCCTGGAGCGGGCTGGTTGTTATACATGAACTGACCACCATTGTTGTCACTCTTGAAACGTGTGGGGTCCTGGACAGCAGTCGTGGCAGAGATGACACGCTTCGCGCCGTTGAATCCCAAATTGTCCCCACGGTAACCAGTCTCAGAGCGGTTTGTCGTTTTCTTGGTTCGTTCGTGCTCGTTACGGGGAACAACACCAGACATACCCTGAGCTCTTCCGGGCATTGTGGGAAGACGAGAAGGTAAGTGGGCAGTCGTCGCGGGTTTGTTGTGAGTGAGCTGACCGACCACCGCACCTCTACCACCCGTGTGATCGGCGGCTGGACCGGTGCGTCCTGGAAGTGTGGTCAATTTATACTCACCAACATTCACCGGGTTCACTCGTAGCATCTGTTGGAAGCCACCAGTCGCCGGGACATTGGGTCCTACACCCAAACCGGGACCAACCAACTCCTTTTCTATGGGGGACAGGTTGTTCATCCTTCCGTGATCATACATCCTGTTCCGCATGTCCATCATTTCCTGACCACTAGTGCGAGACTGACTAGCTACGTCACCAAAGCTCTTCATTTCCTGTTTGTGGGAAACGTCGACAGGTGGTTCAAAATTGTCCTCTTCAACGACGACCGGCCTATTTACAAATAATGGTTCGGTAGTAACTTTGGGTGGTTGAGTTTTCGTACTCAAGTTACGACCAGCGTATACAAGACCCGCTACAGCCATGAGCGAAATGGGATCAGCCATTCTTACTTTTTGTTAACATTTTTATTAAGATACCTTTTCTGAAACAAACCATTCTGAAGATCAGCCCTAGTGCTGGCTGGCTCATAGTGCATGGTCCGAATCGGCAATTTACACTCCATATTGTTGAGGGGGAAGTAATTCTTTTCATACGTTTGGACTATGTGCTTGTTGAAACGAGATGTGCTCTGGGGGCGAAGTTGATCACTGACATCTATGTGCTGAGCTGGAGAGCCCTTACCCGCCTTGTAAGGGGCGGTGCCGTAGAGCATCGTGTTGGGTCTGCACCCACCGCAGTTCACCGGACCACCGGGCTGAGGATAAACGAAAACCTCATCAGTAGCTTTGGTGGGGGGCAGAGCACCACTGTTCTGAACGATAGAAAGGCCAGGTTGAAGCTGATACGCCATTTACTATAACGTGAGATATTTTCCTCTAGGCTCTTCTGTCACCATCCATTCCGAGGCCAGAATACGCCTCGAGCTGAACACCCCTGGCGTTTGGATTACAGTGTTTGGAATTACTTTTGCACATAGGGCCATTCTTGGGTCCATACAGCCACTCGGCAAACTCCGTTTGTCCTCCTGGGATTTTCGACACAGGCATAGTCACAAACTGCCTCTCCATCGCGTTTCGTAGGTATTGAGGCATGGAAGTCCTCGACCGACCGCTGTCATAGGGAATACGATCACTGGTGTATCTCTGAACATACGGCTTAACCGAGGGGTAATAACAAGCCTCGAGTCGGTTAGGGGCCTTCGTGTAGTCCGTCATGAGCACATTCCCCATGGGGTTATCCATGGTGGGCTTTTGGCACATGTTTTCTCCTGTCACCGGCGTTGTTCCATAGCTTTCTTTTACCATTTTCGACTTATAAAGAACGTAAATCACACCAAGAATGGTACCACCGAGTACAAAGACACGAGGATCACGTCTGATTAAATAAAGAAGTGTGGAAGCGTAAACGATAAACCTCGAGGCAGAATTGATCCTGTCCTCTGGGGTCTGCTTACTATTAGGCCAAAATTGTAAAAAGTATTTTTCATCAACGAGCTGGCGAGGATCGTCGAACCAAACCTTCATTTAGTATATACTCAGGTTTAATTTTTTGGTCCGAGGCCACCGAGCATGCTACCCATCATCTTCATGAGGGCGTCCTCATTCAGCTCACCACCTTCTTCCTGTAGTTGAGACGCCACACCCTGTGCGAGTGCCTCAATCTGAGCCATTTTGTCAGGGGGGAGGGCCATGATGGTAGTTCCTAGCATATACAGGGTCTGTATATATTGCCAAGTCGCATCCTTCGTGTTCACAGACATGCGCTCCCAATACGAAGAGATGTCAAGATCCTTTAGGAAGTCAATCTTTGAGCACTCCTCGAGGAGAAACTTATCATCCTTCGCAGAAATCTGTTCAGCGTAAGGGGTTACACCCTTCATAAAACTATCCACGACGAGACGAGGATTGGTGGATTTCAGCACGTCAAAAGACGTGAGCATTTTCTTGATGCCCTTTTCATCTGGAAAAGTCTTGTGCAATTCCACAAGAAATTGACCCATCATATCATTGAAAGCAGAGACAGACGCCATTTTCTTAATTTACAAATCTAATCTTTAAGTTTAAAAAGGCTCGGTAGAAATAGCCTCACGTTTACCAATTCCACCAGACACTATAAAGAATACGAGAATCGCATTAAGTGTCGCAGGTTTGGTGTATTTGTTGAGCTCAAGCTTACCCTCATTGTTGAGATAGGCTTTGAGATGTATGTAACCAGCTGTGATACCACCAGCGATAAGGGCGGCGCTCACAGGATCTCTTAAATAATTGGACAGGTCTTCCATTTAATTATACCTGGGATTTTTTATACGACGCTCTGGTGCGTCACCGAATAGAACCCCATCATCTTCGGTAGGAGGGGGTTGCTGATACTCCGAAGGCTGTTCAAGTCTGGGTTCCTCCATAGGTTCAGGCTCTTCGAGTGGGGGGGCTTGAACACCGTGGACAGTTTTGAATTCATTCTCGAGACCCGTGAGTTGAGGTTCAGGTTGCATGGGTTCCTCTGTCGGAGCCTCATCCTGAGTTTCATCCTGGACCTGTTCCGGATCCTCCTCGGGAAAAGCGTTTGGATCGTCACCCTCATCTAATACCTCGGGGTCGGCGCTATCCTGGATATCCCCGTCTAGCGAAATATCACGCGTCTCTTGCGACATGTAGGTCTGCAAGATTTGCTGCACGGGAATCAACTCCTTCACCGTGTTTTCGATGCACACACAAAAACGTTTAGTGAGATTTTCGTCACGAATGTATTCACTCTGCTCCTCATGGAAGATGTAAGGATCCTTGTAAAGATCGCGCGCAGCGTTGTTGTAGCAGGTCTGGATGAAAACCTCCTCAGTAGGGAGTTTAAGAGAGATCTTCTTGTTGTCAGCCTTTAGGCGGACGGCGGAGAGAATCTTCGTGCACGCCACAAAGACTGCGGCGAGTAGATCACTGAACCACGCACAACGTCCGGTGATGTTGTCACTGTGCCTCTTAGACATAGCATTCGACCAGTTAGGCACCTCTTTGAGGAGTTTTTGAAACATGATCAAAACCTGCTTCCCCTTAGAGGTGTTTATCGATTCGTTGTACATTTCCTGAAAAACTTCAATCATAGCTGGACACATGATTAAACACATCTGTCCGAGATATTCCTTCTTGGCTTCGACGAGAACGTTCAAATTGTCCATTTATGATTAAAGGGTTTTTTTAATTGAGAAATAACTACGCACTCCCCCTGTATTTATTCGCCATCTTCTTGAGGTTCATCAGATTTGGAAAATCCTCTTCCTCCTTGGGTTCTGGGCGTTCCTTTTTCTTTTTTGGGGTGAACCATGACACGTAAATTTCACCTTCATTTATCATTTGCACTGTGAAACCACCCAGCATAAATTGTCTGGCGACGTATCGAGCTGCTTGCCCCCTATCAAAGGTGGGGTATCCGACCAGGAAATTGGGTATTGTTAAGAATATCTGCTTACATCCGAGCTCGACAGATTGTTTTATTTTTGATGAAAACTGTTCATAAATTTTCGTGTAAATTTCCTTTTTGATTCGTTTTCTCTTTTCATCAATCTTTGTCACGTCATTGATGCTTAACATTACTATTTACTGTAATTTATTTTTAACCGTTTCAAACCCACCAGACACTGTCGAACCAATTTTCCTGAGACTTTTGATGAGCTGTGGGTCATTCTCGAGGTTTCGCAAGAAGTCGTCAGTCTTTTTCCTCGCAATGTTGACGTTTTCCTCTATATCTTCTCTGAGTTCGAGTAGTTCAGCGTTCAACCGCTTCGCCTGAACATCGGCACTTTCTGGTTCCTGATCGATGTATGGTCTGATAACTTCAAGTTCTGGATTCCTGAACATTTTCATCGATTCGTCAAAGTCAGACCTATCAGGGATATGATTGTTCTTAATGAGTCTATAGCTCCCAAAGTCCTTCCCCATTCCCTGACCGACGAATGAAAGCGTCTGGTCAGAATTTTGATACCCTATCGGTTGAGATCGGATGGCTAAAAGTCTTAGTGGCTTCTTTTCTTCAGTGATGAACCAGACGGTTACGGAAAATCCAAACGAGAAGCCATCTTTCTTAACTGTCATGAACTGACATTCATACACTGTGTCCTCTTTCTTGACAAACTTCTTCATAGACATCGTCTCTATGATGTAGTTAGCTATCCCTGTTCTCTTGTGAATTTCTTTATTTGTGAGCAGGACCACACTCTCCATAAGGTCTGCTGTAGCGTCGTTTTTGACCTGCTCATACCCCTTCAATTCTGGATAAGGATCCATCAACTGGGTTTGCTTCGGAACCACATAGCCTGAGAACCCAAACATGTCATACGCTTCTCGTTCATTTGTCAAAATGAACACGACAATTAATAATATGAATGCGAGGAGGTAATTCATATTATTAGTATGCGTTAATTTTTTTTAGAATATTACCTTGTGAAATAATAGATGTCGCTCTTAATCTATAGTCCTAGATGCAAGTTTTCGATGGAAGTCATCGAATACATTAAAAAACATCATCAGCTCAAGCAACTCGTGCATTATCATAACATAAACACACAGGGTATACCAGCGAGCTACAAAAGTAAAATTACCAGAGTGCCCACCATGCTCACACAAAATGGCAAAATTTTAGTAGGTAACGAAATAAGAAATTGGTTAGACTCCCTACTTCCCACGAAGGAGATCTCAAATGAAATGTTGGGTGGTATGGGGTGCTCCATGTCTTCACTCGATGGTAA